TCAGGGAATTCCCATGACCAAAGTATTCAACGTGACCAACAACGTATCTCGTGCAACCTTCAACTACATCAAGGACAACCCCGGCTCTACGCGCAAGGAGGTCATCAAAGCACTCAGCCATCAAAACTACAGCGAAGGCTCAGTGTCTAGCCTGATCGCGCAGATGGTGCGTAACAAACTGATTCACGTAACCAACGACCTGTACTACGCAGACGCAACCGAGTACCGCCCCCTCAAGTCGCTCAAGGCAATCAAGAAGCTGGAAGCTGTAGCAGAGCCAAAACCCAAGCGCAAGTACGAGCGCAAAGCCGTGACAGGTAT